AAGACCGACGCCGCGACGCTTGTCCCCGTGTTCGCATAAATGGAACATATCGACGGCCAGTTCTAACGCGAATTCGCGTTCGTCCGGGAAGACAAGTTCGCGGGACCCGGTCTTTAACGCTTCGTGAGGCCATTTTTTAATCGTGCGCACTTATAAAAACCCCCGTTTACAGGCTAGATAATCGGCCCTATACGCCGGGTCGTCGATTAGCGTTTCGTGATCCGCGAAGGGGCTGTCGTGGCCGCCCCGTTTCTTCGCGTATTCCTTACAATCCGTTTCGTTAAGCCTGTCCGTCGTCCCGGACATTAACGAAGCGGCGACCGCCCCGACCAGTATTAACACGACGTCACGGACTATCATCCGAACAGTTCGCGCGCCATTGTATGCGCTAACCGGTTAAGCCACGCGCCCGAATAGTAGCGGTCCCACAGGCGATAATATTCGCGGCCGTCTTTAATCATCCGGACCGACGTCATAACGAATCGGTCGGTTCCGTCCGGCCATGTTTCGCGACCGGCGTAAACCCGGGCGATCCCGTGGCGCGTTTCAACGTACCCGGACGATTCAACGAAGACGCCTTCGTCGATTGTCGCGACCGGCGCGGATTCGTCGATCGTCCCGCCCGGGTAAAACGCGTAATCGTCCGCCGTGAATTGTGATGCTGTTACTTTTGCCATTAGTCCGCCCTATTCCCTTCCGGTTTTTAATGGTAGCGTCGGCCGGAATCGAACCGGCAAGGGCCGAAGCCCGACGGATTTTAAATCCGATGCGTTTACCAATTTCGCCACGACGCCCCCGTAAAATTTTCCGACAGCGACCCAAAACCGCCCCGGATCGCAAAACTAAATATTCGGATATTTAGTTTCGTCGGCGACGCTAACATACAAAAAGTTAGTCTGTCAAAAATATACGAATATTTAGTTTCGGTCTTAATGCGCTATTCGTTGGATAGGTGCGGGCCGAACTCTATAAAAGTTCGGTCATTCGGTCCGCTTACTGCTGCAACGGATAGAGGCGTCGCGGACGCGTGTCCGAACTTCCGAAGTCGTATTTATAAAATTTCTGCAATAGTGCGTTTAGTTAGTTATAACTAACGAATCGTATATGTAGGTTTTGCTGTACTCAGTTCAAAAGTTCGGCCTTCGGTCATAGCGTTAAAAATAAGGGATTTAGTTAAGGAATATCAGGGGTTTAGCGAATGACCGTAACGAAGACCAAAGGAAAATCGTCGGTCCGCTTTACAACCGTAAACGCTTGATAACGTTAAAAAAGGCGCTAAAACGGGCCGATCTTGTGGCCTTATAGTTCGGTCCGATATATAAAACGACGGTCCGATCGTGGTACGCTTTTTAAATGTTCGATATTGACGACAGACAGATAAAGGCCGCCGAAGCGAAATTAAAAACGTTCGCCCGGAAGTCGATCCCGTTCGCGACGCGCAACACGCTAAACAAGGCGGCGTCGACAACGTGGCAGAAGGCCCGGGCGAATGTCGAAGCCGGGTTCGTACTCCGTAATAAATTTACGATCGGGTCGATCCGGTACGAATCAGAAAAACGGGAACTAGATATCGACAAACAAGAAACGCGCGTCGGGTCGATCGCTGATTATATGGAAGAACAGGAATTCGGCGGCGTTAAGGTTAAGCGCGGTAAACACGGCGTCCCGATCCCGACGTCGTTCGCCGCCGGACAAGACGGACAGAAACCCCGAACGCGTCTTCCGAGTCGGTCTAATAAGTTAGGGCGGATACAACTAACCAAAACGGGGACGATCAACCGTCGACCGAAGAACACCCGACAAGCGACGTTATTTGCCGTTTATAACGCGGTCGCGACGAAGAAACGATTTATATATCTGCGGTTAGGCCGGGGGACTCAAGGAATATTTAAAGTCACGGGCGGCCGGTTGAATAAAAGTCACCGTCGCGGCCCGATCCCGGGCGCGAAACTACGGATGGTATACGACCTATCCCGGGGATCGGTAAACATTCCGGCGAACCCGTGGCTATCGACCGCCGTCGACGACGTCGTCCCAAAAATTCCCCGCTATTATCGAGAGTCTTTAGCGTATCAAGCGAAGCGCAACGGTCTAGCCTGATCGTTAACGTTCCATAATTTAAAAAGGTACTGTAGACGACCCCCCGGCCCCCCGCCGTTTTGATTCCGCCGCGCAGCGTTCGTGCAATTTCGGGGTTTACAGGTTAACTTAACCGCTGTAGATTTCGGGCTATGGTTAATTTAACGGTAAGTAAATCGGAATTCGCAGCAATGGCGGGCGTGTCGCTTCCGGCCGTTTCTAAACTGGTTAAGGAAGGCGGCGCGTTGTTCGACGCGATCGAAGGGACCGGCCGACGGGCGCGAATCAAGTTAACGCACCCGGCCGCGGCCGAATACTTAGCCGCGCACAACGCCGCGCCCCCCGCCGCGCCCCCGCCCCGCCATACGCCGGACCTTCGCCGGACGCCGGACAATCCGACGACGAAACCCGATAACGAACCTAGCGCCCCGCCCGATCCGTTGGCTTTACTGCCGGAAGATATACGGGCGTATGCGGACCTAACGGTCCGGGACGTCGTCGCGCAATTTGGAACCGTAACCGCGTTTACGGATTTTTTAATCGCGACGAAGCGGATCGAAGACATACACGAAAAGCGCGTAAAGAACGCGGCGGCCGAAGGCGAATTAGTTAGCCGGGAATTAATAAAGGTCGGCGTAATGGAACCGATCGAAACGGCGCATAAGAAATTATTAACGGACGGCGCGCGTAATATCGCGACCCGTCTTCGGGCTATGGTCGAAGGCGGCCGGGACGCGGCCGATTGCGAAGTCTTCGTTTCGGAAACGATCGGCGCGTTTATTCGCCCGGTTAAAGCGAAGACGGCCCGGGCGTTAAAACGGTTGGAAGTGTGATCGACGTCGCGGATATCGGGGCGGATTGGGTTATCGCCGAAGTCGACGCGCTAACCGACGCGATCGTCCGGATATCCCCCGTCACGTTCAACGAAGAAAACAGATATTTACCGGAATCGGTTACGCCGGTCCCGGGTTATATCCGTTACGACCTTACGCCGTACCTTCGGGAAATATTGGATTGTTTCGACGTCGATTCCCCGGTCCGGGAAGTTAACGTTATGAAGGGCGCGCAGGTCGGTTATACGACGTTGCTAGAATCCGGGTTCCTGTATTATATGGCGCACGTTACGACGCTTCCGATAATGTTTATGTCGGCGGATAAGGAACTCGCTAAAGCCCGCGTCGAAAATAACTTTATCCCTATGATTAACGAAAGCGGGTTCGCCGATCGGATACGGTCGTCGGACGAAGGCAACCGGCGCAAGACGGGCCGGACCGCGAACCATATCCAGTTCGAAGGCGGCGGCTATATGGTCCCGTTCGGGGCGTTGAACGCTAACAAGATGCGTTCTTATTCAATCGCGGTAATGCTTAAAGACGAGGTCGACGCGTGGCCCGCTTCGGTCGGCCGGGACGGCGATCCGGATAAACTATCGGACGCGCGCTGTTCGGCGTATTGGGAACGACGGAAAATCTTCCGCGGGTCGACGCCGCTAATACAGGGCGCGTCGGTAATTGACGCGCAATATAAGCGCGGGGATCAGCGACAATATTTTGTCCGCTGTAATAAATGCGACTTCCCGCAGGTTTTACGATGGTCCGGGACGAACAAGAAAACGGGACACGCGTTCGGGTTCTTATGGGACTATAACGACGACGGATCGTTAATCGTCGATTCGGTTCGCTATGCTTGTCAGAATTGCGGACACGACCATTTCGAAGCGGATAAAGAAATCTTATTCGCGCCGGATCACGGGGCCGAATGGATTCCGACGGCGTCGCCGATCGAACCGAATATCCGGTCGTATCATCTTCCCGGGGTTTATTCCCCGGTCGGTTTAATGCCGTGGTCTAAATGCGTTATCGACTATCTAGGCGCGTACGACGATAAAGAAAAAAAGGTTAAAGACATTGCGGATTATCAGGTCTTTTATAACAACATACTAGCGAAGCCGTTCGAAGTCTTAGGCGATAAAGTTACGTTCGTATCGGTTTCGGCGCATCGTCGCCGGGAATATATGTTCGGGACGGTTCCGAATAACTTCGCCGTCGAACACGCGGGCGGCCCGATCGCGTTTCTTGTCTGCCTTGTCGACGTTCATAAAAGTAATCTAGCGGTAGGCGTTATCGGATTTACTAAAGATATGCGCGCGTTCCTTGTCGACTATTGGCGATTTAAGTCGGACGATTGTACGGAGTCGGACGCGCCCGCTTGGCAACGGGTCCGGGAACTGATCGAAGAAAAAGAATATATCGCCGACGACGGGAAGCGTTACGAGGTTACTTTAACGTTTATCGACGCGGGCTATTCGCAATCGACGGCCGTCGAGTTTTGCGCGCCGTACGAATCGGGCGTGTTCCCGATCGTCGGTCGCGACCGTCCGGCGAAGTCGAACGTAATATCCGAATTCGCCGAATTCGAAACGAAGGCCGGGACGACCGGGTTTCGAATTACGGTCGATCACTATAAAGATCGGTTAGCGCCGGTCCTTCGTCGGCAATGGACGCCGGAAGCGGGCGAACAGAAACCGTATCATTTTAACGCGCCGCTAGATGCAACCGACAAACAGTTAAAAGAATTAACGCGGGAATACCGGCGCGAAAAGCGGGACAACCGGGGACAGACTTCCCACGAATGGCACAGGCCCGGGAACGCCCCTAACGAACTGTTCGACTTGTTAGTTTACGGCCACGCCGCCGCGGAAGTCATAGCGGCCGACGTATGCGCGAATATTCTAAAGATCGAAGACGGCGTCGATTGGGCGAAGTTTTGGGAATACGCCTTAACGCCGGGGGTTTACTATACCGACGGATAGCGGTTATCCTGTTAACTATGTCGACTTGTGATCCGCAGTTTTGGCAAGACCGCTTAACCCGTTGTAAAGAACAGATCGTCGCATACGAAGATGCGATCGACGCGTTAGTTAACGGGGGCGTTCAATCGTACACGCTTAACACCGGTCAAACAGTGCAGACGGTCACTAAAGTTAATATCGCGTCGCTTCGGTCGATGTTGAGCGAACTTTATAACCGGGCGGCGACGTTAGAAGCGCGGGTCGGCGGTTGCGGCGTATCGGTACAACGGCCGGGGTTTTGAAATGGGCGCATTAGTCAACGCATTACAAAAGGGCGTTAATTGGGCCTACAGTGCGCGGCAATCTGTCGCCGACGCCCGGGAAGTAATCAGCGTTAACGCGTTGGGCGCGTTCCGGAATGTATGGAACGGCGACAAGTTCCCCGGCGGGTTCGGCGAGACTAACGTTTACGCTTGGGACTATTGGACGCTACGCGAACGATCGACCCAATTATTTACGTCGAACCTGTACGCGCGCGGCCTGATCCGGCGGCTAATCAATAACGAAATCAACGCCGGGTTAAATCTGGAAGCGATACCGTCCGCCGACTTTTTAGGGTTGGACGAAGACACGTTAAACGAATGGTCCGAAGCGGTCGAAGACCGTTTCTTATTATGGGCGAAGTCCCCGTCCGCTTGCGACTTTCACCGATTAAGAACCTTTTTCGAAATCCAACGCGCGGCCCGTCTGGAAGCGTTAGTCGAAGGCGACGTCTTAATCGTTATGCGACAGCACCCGTTAACGAAACTTCCGACGATCCAGTTAGTCCGCGGAAGTAAGATTCGGACGCCGATCGACGACGCGGTTACGCGCGGCCGGAAGATTGTCGACGGCGTGGAATTGGACGAACAGGGCCGACACGTTGCGTTCTATATTACGCAGGACGACGGCATTACGTCGAAGCGGATTCCGGCGGTCGGGCCGAAATCTAAACGCCGGATCGCGTGGCTAATGTACGGCGTCGACCGTCGTCACGGCGCGGTCAGGGGCGAACCTATGTTGTCCCTTATTCTTCAATCGTTGCGCGAATTGGACCGTTACCGGGACAGCGCGCAGCGTAAAGCGGTTATTAATTCAATGATCGCGCTGTTTATTAAAAAGACGGAAGATAAGCCGGGAACGCGCCCGCTTACCGGCGGCGCGGTTCGTCGCGATCAGGTAACGACGGCGACGGCGGACGCGGACGGCGGTCCGCGTACTTTAGATATGCAAGCGCAAATTCCGGGACTTACGTTCGAAGAACTGCAACAGGGCGAAGAACCGGTCGTCCATAAGACCGAAGCCGACGTCGACTTCCCGAAATTCGAAGAAGCGGTTATCGCGGCGGTCGCATGGGCGCAGGAAATCCCGCCGGAAATCTTACGCCTTGCGTTTAGTTCGAATTATTCCGCTTCGCAAGCGGCGATTAACGAATTTAAAATGTACTTAAATCGCGCCCGGACGGAAATCGCGGACGCGCTCTGCATCCCGGTTTATAACGACTGGATGCTGTCGCAAGTCATAGGCGGGAAGGTTTTCGCGCCCGGGATGTTGGACGCGTGGCGTAACCCGGCGCGGTTCGAAACGTTCGCCGCGTGGGTTTTAAGCGATTGGGTCGGCGCGATTAAACCGTCGGCCGATATGGGCAAGACGGTTAAAGCATATATCGAAATGATCGACGCGGGGTTAATTACGCGATCCCGCGCGACCCGGGAAGTTACCGGAATGAAATTTAGCCGCGTCGCCCGGGAACGTAAACGCGAAAACGTTATGTTATTGGAAGCGGACGAACCGGTCCGCGACGCGGAAGCGGAAACCAACAACGGCGCAACCGCCGGGAATGAGGATTAAAGAAATGGCCGATACGACATTCGTTAACGTTAGCGCGGGCGCTTGGGGGTCTGTTGCGACGGCGGTTAAAGGGTTTATAACGAACGAAGGTTCGGTCCCGATTAAGTTTCGCGAAGCGGCGTCGGACCCCGGCGCGGGTACGAACGACGGCCATACGTTGCCGGTCGGCCCGGGCGAATCGGTTAACTTCGATTTAGCGGCCGGACAGAATCTTTTCGTTCGCGCGATCGGCGTCGACGGCGGCCGCGTGGCCGTAACGACCGAATAAAATGTTTTCGCGCGGAATCGAATCGCCGCCGTTTTGGCGTCGGACGAAAAACGTCCGGGGGGTCGAAGGTAACGAAACGGTTCCGCCCGTTTTAGAAACCGTTCAAGCGTACGCGGGCGGCGTCTTAGAAGACGTTCAAGCGTACGCGGGCGGCGTTTTGGAAGACTTACAAGCGTATCGACCGGGGCCGTAAATTATGCCGACTATACCCGTAGGAACTATTTTAACGACGCTATCGCCGGGGGATTCTATCCCCGTCGCCGACGCGTCGGATTCGAACAACCTTAAAGACATAGCGGCGGAGACCCTGCTAGTCCCGGTCCCGTCCGCCGTTGCGGGCCGGTCGTATATGACGAATAGCGATCTTAATTACGCTAACCCGGCAGGGCATACGATTAATATTTTAGGGGGGACGCAGTCGAACCCGAACGCCGCGGGCCGCGCTTCGAATAATCAGACGGGTGGCGGTACAGTTTCGGACCCTGATTTCGGAACCGGAGCCGATCCCGGGACGTATAACCATATTTATATCTTCGCTTATGACGCGTTGGCGAACGGAATCGCGTCGACGTTTATCGGCAACCACCACGGCATGATCGGCGCGGGCGCGACTCATTCGACGACTATCGGCGGGTCCTATAATAAGGTTTTATCAGGCGGATATAATATTATCGTCGGCGGCGGCGGTAACGCGCAAGGGAACGTTATAGGGACCGCGGGGGGTTCGACGGACGGCGGTTACGGCGCAATCGTGGCCGGATATAATAACGTTCTGTTAGCGACCTTAGGCGGCGCGATTGTGGCCGGGATCGGGAACCAGATAAACCCGGCCGGGTCGCGGTCCGCGATTGTCGGCGGGTTAGACAATATTATTTCGGCGGAACAAACGGCCATTGTCGGCGGTTTCGCTAACGACGTACAGACGGGCGCGACCCGGTCGGCGATTGTCGGCGGTCAATCG